ACACGGCGTAGTCCTGTTGCCACCGAAGAATGAGGTAGTCATCGATGGCTAACTACGGTCTAACAAAAGCAGAAGAGGCTCTCGCTCGTATGTTGTTCTTCGACTTGGGTCGAGACAACTACACAACCCTCGAAACGTACCTCCGTAGTGGACAGTCGAATAAAGACGTAGACGAGTACGGACCCGTACGAAAGAAAGCAAAAGGCGGAAAGGTTTGTCGTGGACGAAAAGCAGCCGGAAGCGCCGAGAAAACGCGGTAGACCTAAAAAAGACTCTAACGCCCCAAAGGCAACATATCAACTTTCTACAAAGGAACGTGCGAGACGCGCGGCGACGAAACGTGTCAATGCCGCGAAGCGCCGTGCCGCGAAGTCAACCAAAGCAGCAGAGGACAAACGACGCTATGCTCGAAAGCTCGAAGAACAGGCTACGAAAGTTGAAAACGCTCTTGCTGGCAATTCCTCTGCCACAATCGATCTTGGGGATGTGGCTGCTTTACCAGACCCAGTATCGGAGCTTGTCGGCGAAAGTGAAGTCGTCTTTCAACCGAACTCGGGTCCGCAAACGGAATTTTTGTCGGCGGGTGAGCGAGACGTACTCTACGGCGGTGCTGCCGGTGGTGGAAAGAGTTTTGCACTTCTTGCTGATCCGCTACGTTATTGTCACAATCCTAATCATCGTGGTCTTCTTCTCCGTCGTACACTCGACGAACTTACCGAACTCATAGACAAATCCCGCCAACTCTACCCCAAAGCATTTCCCGGTGCGAAGTTCCGAGAGTCGAAGTCGACGTGGGTCTTTCCGTCCGGGGCGACGATGTGGTTCACGTACCTCGACAAAGACAAAGACGTAACCCGCTTTCAAGGACAGGCGTTCAACTGGATAGGCATCGATGAGATTACCCAGTATCCCACACCGTACGTCTGGGATTACCTGCGTTCTCGCCTTCGTACTACTGATCCTGAACTCCAGCAACACCTGTACATGCGCTGCACAGCCAACCCCGGAGGAGTGGGTGGTTGGTGGGTCAAGAAGACTTATATCGATGGCTTGGAACCAAACAAGTCTTTTCCTGCCTTCGATATAGAAACACAAAAAGAATTCCTGTGGCCTGACGGTCACGAAAAAGCAGGTCAGCCCCTGTTCCTTCGCAAATTCGTACCGGCAAGGCTGACCGACAATCCCTACCTGATGGCAGACGGCCAATACGAGGCTATGCTCAGGTCGCTCCCGGATGTCGAACGAAGGCGACTCCTCGAAGGTGATTGGGATGTGGCGGAGGGAGCGGCCTTCCCCGAGTTTACGAGAGCGAGACATGTGGTCGAACATTTTGAACTTCCAACCAACTGGCCCCGTATTCGTGCGGCGGACTATGGCTACGCAAGTCCTTCGTGCGTTTTGTGGGGGGCTATTGACTGGGATAATAATATCTGGGTGTATCGCGAGCTATATGCTAAACACTTGACAGCAGAAGAGTTAGCAGATAAAATATTAGAAGCAGAACAACTCGATCCCCTACCGTACTACACAGTCCTCGACTCGTCGTGCTGGAACAAGACAGGCTTCGGCCCATCGATAGCAGAGACGATGATGAGAGTCGGTGTGCGGTGGACGCCATCCGACCGTAATCGTATTCAAGGAAAGATGGAAATACATCGTCGCCTCGCTGACGATCCCTACACGAACGAACCACGCCTACGCATCTTCTCCTCGTGCCAGAACATCATCAAGCAGCTTGCGGGTATCCCCCTATCAAAAAGCAACAGTGAAGACGTAGACACGAAGTCAGAAGATCACGCGTACGACGCCTTACGCTACATGCTGATGACACGAGTGAGCGGATACTCGTCGATCCACAAACAACTCGGCGCAATCAAGAACCAAGTCCACCAAGTCCACGACGCGACATTCGGATACTAATTTATGGATTTCGACTCTAAAGAATTAACACTTCGTCAGGCGGCTGAAATTTACGCCACGAAGTATGCGAAAAGCCGTAAAGGTTTTGATAGTCCGGAAGACGTACAAAGATTTGTAACGTCGACTATTTCTATGTTTAAAGACGTAGCTGACGAGCCGGGATCGGCTGTACAGTTATTCATTCCCGACGAAAACGATAAAACGGTTCTGCGTAAATTATTTGAGGGCAGTCCTGCAGACGATCAACCTACTAAAAAGGCGATGCAAAATCTTCGCCTGATAGGTCATAACGTCCTGAAAGCCGGACTCAAGTCTACGGACGAGCTTTACGAACTTATGCCTGACTCGGCAGTGAGGTCCGATAAAAACGAAAGAATATTCGGAAGGATCGAACCTCCTAAAGGGGAATCTCTCGTTGCTATCAATCCTGATAGAGAGATACAAAAGGAATTCTTTGCAAAACTTTCTGCGAAAGCTACTAATCCAGAAACAAGAAAAGCTACACTAGCAGCTCTCTTTCTTCTCAACACAGGTGTCCGGCCTGAAATAATTGAGAACCTTCGATTCGATCACTACAATGCCAAGAAGGGTGCCCTCTACATACCGGGAGATATTGGTGGTGCGAAAGGTCGCGCAATCAATATTCCTCTAAATCCGTTAGCGGACGCTATAATCCAAGAGTTTATGAAGGAGCGTATCGACGCGGGTTTCGCCGATCCGGACGGACCCAACCTGATATTTTTTAAATACAGTAAAAAGGGGAATAGGCCTCCTGTAAAATTACAAACAGGCGATGTAACAGATGTGCTGCGGGACATCGAAGTGGGCAACAATACGGACTTCGGTCTGATTTACGACGAAAAAACCCAACGTCACTACACAAGTTTAACTCCTCCTGAATTGGCAAAAAATAAATCTGGCTCTCGTCTTCTGCGGAACTTTCACGCCACGCTCGGGGATCGTCTATTCAGCATACCTGCAGAACGACTTGCGTATCTAGAAGGACGAACGCTAAAAAGTGTTCGCAAAAATTTACAGACAGGATCACTCGAAGTATATCAGATCACGTTTCCATTCGACGTAAACGAAGATGATCGGGCATTCGCTTCTCGTTTTGCCGCCTTTACAGAGGACGCAGCAGGTGATCTAGGTCTTGACTTCAATCGAGTTATGAATCTTGAGGCTGCATCAGAAACCCGTATCTTCGGAGATGATCCTCGCTATTCTTCTTATTTTAAAACTCCGATAGAGACTCCTGTCGTACAGGCGTCGAGTCCTATCAACCCTACGGGTGACGCAAAAGACGCAGCTATATCCCCCGAGTTACTTGAAAAATTAAAAAAGAACCCGAGACGACTTGCCGCGTATCTGAACATGCTAGAGGCGAAGGGCATCGACGTATCATCATATCGTAAGTCTCTTGCTGCTGCTGGCATTTTGACGTTTGTTTCTAAAGGCGCAAAAGCCGCTGGAGCTATTCTTCCCGGACCTGATCCCCTCGAACTTGCTGCGGGTGTCCTAGATCAACAGTTATCACCTCCGGGGCAAAGTGCTGCTGACATCGCAGTCGAACGAGGTCAAAAATTTGCAGGTGATCTTCTCGGAGTCGAACCCCGTCGTGCCGAAAGCATGGCGGATATATTCACAAAAGAAACTTTAGCTCAAACCGCAGGTGGTATCGGCGGGGTTTTAGCTGACGCACTCACACTCGGAACAGTGTCCGGGACGGGTCCGTTCAGCGGAGAACGCACCGGCAACATCAGTGGACGAAATTTACGCGCTCAACAACTAAGAGAGCGACAGCAAGCCGACGAAGGCTTCATACCTAAACCCTAACGGAGGAAAAAATGCAAAACTTGAACATGGGTGAGGCATACATCATGAACGCCGACAAGACAAGCGTCGACGATCAGATGGGTGCGGACAAGCTCTATCGCGAGGGTCTCGAATTCGATACTCGTGCGAAGACTGATGTCCTCACTGAAGACATGCCTAAGCAGCAGACCAAGACTACGGTCGACGCATCCCTATTCAGCATGGCTGACGAACGCGATTACTGATGTCCGAAAACTTCCTAGAGCCGCAAGACGACACGGCAGTACCTATCCCGTCCCCTGAAGAGCAGATGCCCGGTCTCGCCGGGTACGTCACGTCTAAATTCAAAGACGCAGAGAACGGCAGATATTCGTACGAGCAGCGTTGGCTTAAGGCGTACAAAAACTTTCGAGGAATCTACGATTCGACGACGCAATACCGCGACTCGGAAAGGTCGAAGGTATTCATAAAAATAACAAAGACGAAAGTTCTTGCGGCGTACGGGCAGATCGTCGACATCCTGTTTGCGAACAAAAAGTTCCCACTGGTTGTCGAGTCGACTCCCGTACCGGAAGGCATCGCAGAGTTCGCACATGCGCGGACGCCTGTCGATGAAATCAAACCCAGCGATCCGTACGGATTCCCCGGTGACGGGCGTACGATAGCTCCGGGAGGTTTGATGGCGTCCGACTCTCACGTCTTGGGGTCGTACGGAAAAGAGTTCGGGGATATGCTCGTTCCGGGCAAAGCGAAGGTCGGTGAGCCACAGTTCGAACCGGCAAAGGAACAGGCCCGTCGGATGGAGAAGCTGATCCACGATCAACTCCTCGACACGAATGCGGTCAATGTATTCCGCAAAGCGATATTCGAATCCGCACTCTTGGGCACGGGCATCGTCAAGGGGCCGTTCAATTTCTTCAAGCGTGTCCACAAGTGGCAGCGCGGTGAAGATGGTGAGCGCGACTACATGCCCTACGAAAAGACTGTGCCTCGTATCGAGGCCGTCTCGCTCTGGGACTTCCACCCTGACCCGTCAGCTACGTCGATAGAGGATTGCGAGTACGTCATCGAGCGTCACCGCATGAATAGACAGCAGCTACGTAGTCTCATCATGCGGCCACACTTCGACGCTACAGCGATTCAAAATGTCCTTGCGAAGGGGCCGAACTACTCTGACAAATACTACGAAGACACGATCCGAGAGGACGAAACCGAAGC